TAATTTCTATTGTGCTGATGTCTTGTTGTTTATATCTTTCGTAAAGTTCAAAAAAACTTTCTATACTAGCAGCTTCGCCGCTCTCAAGAAAGGCATATCTTGTTGTTTGACTACAATTAAAGTATGGTAAATTTAAAAAATTTCCTGTATCATCTTTCGATTTTAATTCTCTTTGTTTTGGAAAAACTTCTGATCCACCATAACCTAATACAGATCTAATCTCATTTAATTTATCTTGCATCAAACTTGCTGATACATAATCTTTTGTAAATAAAAATACGTGTGCACCACCTGACTTTGATCTACAAACTATCAGTGGTAGTTGAAATTGTTTTATCTTGTTAATTAATTTTTTGTGATCGAAACCTGCGTATGAATCTATATCGATACAACCCCATTTACATTTGTTGTCATCGTTAATTGGTATGACACCTAAACTATCTTTACCATCTAAATGTTTTTGCCACAGATCATCTGTGACTGGTTCTCGTTTAACAAACGATTTACCTTTTATCTTGTTACCGTCACCATTTGATTCACCAACTAAGGTGACACCATGCGCACGGTCTAATCCCTCAAATATATTTTTAAATCTTTCTATCATACAAAATAAAAGTGGGCGTATCCACTCTCGCTTAGACGCCCACTACCTAGGATACTGTTAGTAATTTGAAGAAGTTTTAGTTTCTTCGCTACCGTGTTTAGCTTGGATCTCACCCTTACCTACAGATTCTGCAAAAGATTTAGACATGTCATAGATACCTTTATCTGAGACTGGTCCAACCTTAGACACATCCCAACCAAACCATGTTCCTTTGTCATTAGACATCTGAACGGTTGATAATTTATAAATGTGGCTGTATGTAGGCGGTGTAAATAAACCGTTTTTACCCTGCATTTTTATACCCATCATCATTGAGTTCCACTTTCTACTCACTTTTAATTGAGTAGATTTCATAGAGATCAATGCTGTTTGTGGGTTGTCACCTAAGACTAATACAAAGTGATTTGCAGTGTTATCAAGATAATTACCATTTGGTAGTCTATCTTTGTAGTCTTTACCCCTAGTGGTTTGACTAACGATATCACTGTCAGCTTCATGAATAGCTACAGGTGCACCTGTGCTGGTACCTCTGTCTGCCCATTCAATGTACTGTCTTTTGTAGTGACACGGCACAACTTCGATTGAGTCATACAATGCATTTGTAACAGTGTTGATTATTTTGCCAGGTTCTGCGCCCTCGACGTATTTACCATCACGCTTGTTAACTTCAGGTGATAGTTGACCCAGAATTTTTAAGAAAGGTAACGCAAGATCTTCTTGCGATATATTCTGAGCGCCTTGTTGTGCATCAGCTTCAAACATATTAACTGCTAATGCTCCTTCTTTTTTTTCCGCTACTTGGTTCATGTTACTTGTTCCTTTTTATTGTTGTTTTATTCTCTGAGAATACCCCAAAGATTTCCGTTGGCATTTCTTTACCTGCCTCAATACGC